GCCCCACCCACCGCCCCCGGCGTCGCGGCGGCGCCCGGGGGGGCCCGGGGGCCTCGCCGTGGCGCCCCCCCCCCGGGGGGCGGGGGGGCGATATGAAGTGATGTGACGCTGGGTTCCAAAGACACTAACCCACGCCGACACTGCACTTTTTGTCAAAAAACAATAAATATTATTTTTTTAATTAAATACTAATGTCTAAAACTTGACAATTCCACATATAAAAAAAACCCCACGACTCAATTAAGAGCGTGGGGCTAAGTGGCACAAACCTACTGGAGAACCGCACCCGCATTGCGCGGGGCACACAACCACCGACATAATACGCCAAAACAAGGGTATAAGGAAGCTGTGTGCGCAGGCGTAGGGGGAAGTATTGGTGTTAGAGCACTTACTTGAAGCAAATCCGGCGGACTTCATCACCGTTGAGAAATCAACACCAGCTTCCGTACTAGATGCCCAGTATCGGACATCGATACTCGACGGCCTCGACGTACCTTCTGACGAAGAAGCGTACACAAAAGCGCAGCAGCGTGCGGCTCGTAGCGCCTTCCTTGCCATAACAACCTCGCAGACCCCGCAAGCACAGAAGGACGCGCTGGCCAAGCTTGAAGTCCCCGCAGTCGTGAAAGAGCTGGTGGGCATGCTCACCGCGTTCGACTGGGACTTCGTGGAGCAGGCCAAGGAGATGCGCGGCTACGCCGTAGCGCAGCTGCTGGAGGAAACCAAGCACCCTGATGCGCGCATCAGATTGAAAGCGCTTGAATTGGTGGGTAAGGTTACTGAGGTGGCACTCTTCACAGATCGTCAGGAGATCAAGCAGGTGGGGCTGTCGGATGCGGAGCTGGACGAGGAGCTGAAGAAGCGTCTGGACAAGTACCGCCAGCTTGAGAAGGAAGTTGAAGGTGAAGAAGTAGCGGTGTTGGAGAACGAAGCGGGGGTAGAAGATGACAATCGAGACTAAAACCGTTTACGAAGTGGATGATGGCAAGAAGTTCGACACGATTACTCAAGCCCAGAACTACGGCAAGGTGCTGGTGTACGAAGACCTGTTTAACGTAGTGGTGGGGCTACCCACTTATGCGACGTTTAACTCGAAGCAGCGCGACATTTTGTGGCAGTACACCAAGGACTGGGAGCAGAACAGGCCCACCGATGCCCAGATCCAAGCGTTGATCGATGCCAAGAATGCGCCGGTCTAAAAAATGAAATTAGGGGATAACGTACATATGCTTCCAGTCTGGAAGAAAGGGTCATCGACTGCGGAGTTCTTTTATGAGATGTACACGCTCGCTACGGAGCACCCCCAGCGCTTTGTTAAAACGGTGGTGATCTATGAAGAGATGCTACCAGATGGAAATTCGCAGATTAGGCAGGTTTCGAATGGGTGCACGACGGTAGAACTGGTGGGCGTTATTGAACTCGGTAAAACACAGCTTATGCAGGACAACCAGTTTCAATCATGAACCTAGCCGACATAAAAAACCTCCCACCGGAGAAAAAACTGCAGCTCATAGAGTTGCTGGACGAGAAGATCCGCCGTGCGGAGCTGGACAGTAATAAAAGTAACCTCATCTCATTCGCTAAAACGATGTATCCGGGCTACCACGCAGGCCCGCACCATAAGCACATAGCCAAGCTCTTCAAGGAAGTCCTTGAAGGTAAGAAAAAGCGGGTGATTATCAACATCGCACCCCGCTTCGGTAAGTCACTACTCACCTCCTATCTGTTTCCAGCTTGGTTTCTGGGCCACAAGCCTGCTGCGAAGGTCATCATGGCCACGCACACCGCCTCACTGAGCGAGGACTTCAGCAGGCAGGTGAGAAATTTAATCAGTAGCGAAGAATATAAAGCCATTTTCCCCAGCACCGCTCTCAGCGACGACTCAAAAGGAGCCGCCAGATGGGATACCACCCGTGGTGGGAAGTATTACGCCGTTGGTGTAGGTGGTGCGCTAGCTGGCCGTGGCGCGGATCTGTGCGTGATAGACGATCCGCACAGCGAGCAAGACGTTCGCACTGGTTCTAGAACCGTTTTTGATCACGCATGGAGCTGGTATCAGACCGGCCCACGCCAACGACTCCAGTGGGGCGGTGCCATCATCGTTTTGATGACGCGTTGGGGGCTGCTCGACCTGACTGCGCGCCTCATAGACCACCAGATCAAGAATCCCGACGCGGATCAGTGGGAGGTGGTGGAGTTTCCGGCGCTCCTCAACGAAAACGAACCCGAAGAGAAGTCGCTATGGCCCGATAAATGGAGTCTGGAGGAGCTGCGCAGCACCCGCGCGGCTATCGACCCGCGATATTGGTCGTCGCAGTACCAGCAGAACCCGACATCAGACGTTTCCGCTGTTCTCAAGCGCGAGTACTGGCAGGTTTGGGAAGATGAAGAGCCGCCCGCGTGCTCTTACCTCATGATGAGCGTCGATACGGCCCACGAAGCCAAGACGAGTGCCGATTACAGTGCCTGTACGATGTGGGGTGTCTTTTATAAGGACGTTGAAGAGGGTAAAAACGCTGGCAAGCAGATGGCGTGCATTATTTTGCTCGATGCGTTCAAGGATCGCATGGAGTTCCCCGAGTTGAAGGAGGTGATGTACGCCCACTGGAAAGAATGGGGTCCGGATTGCTTCCTGATCGAGAAAAAAGCGGCTGGAGCGCCTCTGATTCAGGAATTCAGGCGCATGGGTATACCAGTGTCGGAGTACACGCCCTCACGCAAGGGGCAGGGCGTTGCTAACGACAAAATTGCACGGGTAAACGCTATTTCAGACATTTTCGCCTCCGGCATGGTGTACGCACCCGACCGCAGGTGGGCTAAAGAGGTCATCGAGGAGTGCGCAGCGTTCCCGGTGGGTGAGCATGATGACTATGTAGATACGGTCAGCCAAGCCTTGCTGCGTTTCAGACAAGGGGGGTTCATTCAGCTCGCATCCGATGAGCAAGATGAGCCGAGGACGTTCAGGAAGCGTTCACTGAGGCCTTATTACTAAAGGAACAGAATGACAAAATCCTCCGCTAAAGAACTGCGCACCAAGCGTGCGTACAACGACCGCCCTGAGATGCGGGAGAGGAACAAGCTCCAGAAGAGGGCGTGGCGTGCGGCGGTGAAGGCGGGAAAGATTAAACCCGGCGATGGGAAGTCGGTGGAGCACAAGAAGTCGCTCGACAAGGGCGGGGGGAATACAAGAGAGAACATCAGCATCGTCAGCCTTAAGAGAAACAAAGGCTGGCGCGGTAGAAAAAGTAAAGGCGGTGCGAAGTGGGGGTAGTAAACAAGCACGCATATACAGGAGTACGTAGTTATGGCAGCGAATTTTGATAAGGGCTTGTATCAAGCCCCAATGGGAAGGCCCGCGTATGGCGGAGAAGAATCTGTTATCGAAATCGAGCTGCCGGGAGAGGAGGCGGAAGACGCGAAGGAGGAGGATTCTGACTTTGATGAAAATCTTGCGGAAACACTGCCGGAGGGGGTGCTCACACGCATCGCTACGGAGCTGATTGAAGGCATCAATGAAGATATCCGCGCCCGGTCAGAGTGGGAGAAGATGTACACAGAAGGTATCAACCTGCTTGGTTTGAAGTACGAGACGCGAACGGACCCGTGGCAGGGCGCATGCGGGGCGTTTCACCCCATGATTACCGAGGCTGTTATTCGTTTTCAGGCCGACACGGTGATGGAGACGTTCCCCTCAGCTGGACCGGTCAAGACCCAGATCGTGGGCAAGGTCACTGACGCCAAGGAGAAAGCGGCCAAGCGTGTTGAAGACGACCTGAACTGGCAGGTGATGGAGAACATGCCTGAGTTCAGGCCCGACCATGAGCGGATGCTGTGGAACCTGCCCGGTACCGGGTGTGCGTTCAAGAAAGTTTACGAGTGTCCTGTCCTGAAGCGCCAGACATCGGTGTTCGTGCCTGCGGAGGAGGTGATCATCCCGTACGGCACCACGGATCTCCTGACGTGCGAGCGTATAGCGCACCGTATGAAGAAGACCAAGCTGGAGGTGGACAAGCTGCAGCTGTCCGGGTTCTGGCGTGAGGTGGCTATACCGGAGGCGGCGGCAGAAGCGGCGCACACTATTCAGGAGAAGAAAGACAAGGAAACGGGCGTGCACGCGCTGATGGACACGCGCAACACGTTCTACGAGGTGTCGGTCGATCTGGACCTGTCCAAGTACAAGAAGGAGAGCGACGGCAGCACCGACGACGAAGCCGAGGAGACCTGTCCGTATATCGTGACGGTGCTCGACAAGGGCTACACCATCGTCGCTTTAAAGCGTAACTGGCGCGAGAGTGACGAGAATAAAGTAAAGCGCCTGCACTTCGTGCAGTACAACTACGTACCCGGTTACGGCGCGTATGGGTTCGGTCTGTTCCACCTGCTGGGTGGGTACGCCCAGTCGGCCACGTCGATCCTGCGCCAGCTGGTGGATGCCGGGACGCTCAGTAACTTGCCGGGCGGGCTGAAGTCCAAGGGTCTGCGTATCAAGGGCGATGACCAGCCTATCCCACCGGGGGAGTTCAGGGACGTAGACGTTGGATCCGGAACCATACGGGACAACATTCTTCCCCTGCCCTACAAGGAACCAAGCGCTACGCTCTTTGAGCTGCTGAAGAACATCATCGAGGAGGCCCGTCGCTTTGCGGCGACAAACGACCTGAAGGTGGCTGACATGAGCAGCCAAGCACCGGTCGGGACCACGCTGGCGGTGCTGGAGCGCCAGCTCCGGACCATGACCGCTGTGCAGGCGCGGGTGCACTACTCGTTCAAGCAGGAGCTGCGGCTGCTGGCCGACATCATCAAGGAGGACGCGGACGAGGGGTATGCCTACGAGGTAGACGCCCCACAGGGCCGCATGGCTAAGAAGCAGGACTATAGCTACGTCAGCATTATCCCGGTGTCGGATCCCAACTCGGCCACCATGTCGCAGCGGGTGGTCCAGTACCAAGCGGTGATCCAGCTGGCTAACATGGCTCCGGACATTTACGACCAGCCAGAGCTGCACAGGCAGATGCTCAATGTGCTGGGTATCAAGAACGTCGGCAAGCTGGTGCCTACGGATGACGACATCAAGCTGGTCGATCCCGTGCAGGAGAACCAGAACATCCTGATGGGTAAGCCGGTGAAGGCGTGGGCGTGGCAGGACCATGAGTCCCACCTGCGCGTGCACATGGCTGCGATGCAGGATCCGATGATCCAGCAGATGGTGGGGCAGAACCCCAAGGCACAGGTAATTATGGGGGCTATGACATCCCACATATCCGACCATGTGGGCCACGCTTACCGGGTCAAGATGCAGCAGGCGGCGGGCATGTCGTTCCCAGTGTTAGGCAAGGATGACGAGTTGCCACCAGAGATGGAGGCTCGTTTGAGCAAGATGATGGCGCAGGCCGCACCGCAGGTGCTCCAGCAGTCCCAGCAGATGGCGGCTCAGCAGCAGGCCCAGAAGAACGCTGAGGATCCCGTGCTGCAGGCTCAGCTCATGGAGCAGCAGAACGATAAGGAAGAGATTGAGCGTAAGAAGCGTAAAGACGCCGTGGACGCGGACCATGAGCAGCAGCGCATCAATATCGAAGCCCAGCAGAAGGGGGTGGACCCGCAGCAGCTGCAGGAGAAGATTAACCTTGAGCGCCAGAAGGCGGCGGATAAGGCAGCGCTGGAGCAGCAGAAGGCTGGGACGCAGGCTGGGATGGAAAGTGAGCGCTTACATTTGGACAAACAAAGGCAGGCGCAGACGGCTGAGATTGAGCGCGAGCGTGCGGGTACGGAGCTGCGGCACGGTGCTGAGCGTCACCACATGGACATGACGGCTAAAGGCCAGCAGATACGGCAGGCCGCTGAGAGGGCGGCGCAGGACAAACAGTTAAAAGAGAAGCAGGCTAACGCTGCTATAGCTGCCAAGAGGACGGCGGCGAAGCAGAAACCGACAGGGGGTAAGAAATAGTGGTCGATCAATTCGCTGCAGCACTGGTGAAAATGATTAGGTACGAATTAAATAATCGAGCCGATGATTTAGCCAGCGGTAAAGCGCAGAGTATGGAGGGGTACAGGGAGTCGTGTGGGTTTATCCGGGGTCTGGCCCAAGCGGAGGAGTGGATAAAAGATCTCGCTACAAAGGCGGAGAAAGGCGATGAGTAACCCAATTCCAATTAAAAAAGAGGAGATGACTGCGGAAAAAGCCCAGCAAATTCCTGTTCCCGCTGGTTGGCGTATTTTATGTATTGTTCCGGAAATTGATTCTAAATTCGAAGGTACGGATTTAATTCGCCCGGAAACATTAGTTGATCTGGATAAATTAACTACAGTGGTTTTATTTGTTTTGGCGTTGGGTAAAGATTGCTACGTGGATAAAGAAAAATACCCTAACGGGCCGCTATGCAAAGAAGGGGATTTTGTAGTCGTAAAACAATACTCAGGGACACGCTTTCGCGTGCACGGAAAAGAATTCCGCATTGTGTATGAAGATATGATTGAAGCTACGGTTCTTGATCCGCGCGGCATGAGCCGCATTTAATGGAGTTTGAAAATGGCTGAAGCTAAAGAAAAACCCCCAGAGGCAGTGGAATTTACGTTTCCCGATCAAGGGGAAGAAAATAAAGAAGAAAAAGCCCCCGAGGTAACTGAGGAGGGCGAAGACGAGGTACAGATCGAAATTACAGATGACACTCCACCGGGGGATCGGGGATTTAAGCCGGGTGTGTCGGGGAATATCGCAGAGGTTTCTGATGAAGAGTTGGAGACATATTCTGTCGGGGTTAAAAAAAGAATTAAGGAGCTGAGCTTCGCGCGCCATGACGAACGCCGGGTGAAGGACGCTGCTTTGCGAGAAAAGAAGGAGCTGGAGCGCTACACCCAGCGTATCGTAGATGAAAATAAAAAGCTGAAGGAGTACGTGGCCAACGGCGAGCAGGTATACGCCGGGACGGCTAAGGCGGCAGCACAGGCGAAGATGGATATCGCCAAGTCGCGGTACAAGGAAGCACATGAGGCGTTCGACGCGGATGCCATCATTGCTGCAACGCAAGAACTGACGACCGCCCAGATGGAGTTGAAGGCGGCGGAGGATTTCAAACCATCTTCTTTACAAGCCACACAGGAAGGGGTATATGATGGCTCAGCAACGGAGCAAGCACGGCCTGACCAACGTGCGTTGAGCTGGCAACAGCAAAACCAATGGTTCGGGACCGATAGGCGGATGACTGCTTATGCGCTTGCTGCGCACCAAGACTTAGTTGAATCGGGGTTAAACCCGCAATCTGACGAATACTACAAGCGCATCGACGCTGAAATTCGTCAACAGTTTCCGAAGTTTTTCGGAACTGACTCCACCTCGGCTGGCGCTCCTGCGCAGTCGCACCGGAAACCCGCAAACGTGGTTGCACCCACGGCAAGGTCACGCGGGGCAAAAAAAATCAGCCTTACCCAGACGCAAGTCGATCTTGCCAAGAGGCTTGGCATAACGCTTGAAGATTACGCAAAGCACGTATCAATGTTGGAGACACCAAATGCCACGTAAGCCAAGGGAACAAGAAGTACGAGCCACAGAGGCGCGGGACGCAAACATGTACACGCCCCCGTCGATGTTGCCGTTTCCCGATCCAGAGCCGGGGATCGTTTTCCGGTACGTTGCCACGCATGTACTGGGGCAACCGGATCCGGCGAACGTGTCAAAACGGTACCGTGAGGGCTGGCTACCATGCAAGGCCGAGGACTATCCGGAGCTGCAGCTGAATGCCGACGCGAACGGGAATATCGAGGTTGGTGGCCTCATGCTTTGCAGGATGTCTGAGGAACAGGCTAAAGCCCGTCAAGAGTATTACGACAGGCAAGCAGCCGCGCAAATGGAGTCGGTGGACAACCACTACATGCGCAATAACGATCCACGTATGCCCCTATTTACGGATAAGACATCCCAAGTAGAGCGCGGTCGTGGGTTTGGTTCCGGGAACAAATAAATAATGGAGATTTTCAACTATGGCTAGCGCTGCGACTCCTTATGGAATGCGGCCTATCGGTGGGACTGGTAGTTCATCCTATTCGGGTGGAATGGTCCGGGCCTACCGTGTGACGCAAAACAATACCAACGCCATTCGTGCGTATGGTTGGTGCACCATGAACGCGGGCAAGGTCGATGGGCCGGGTGCCGTTGCTCCAATTTCATTACTGGACAACGTGGCTCCTAGCGCGACCCAAACGCCTCTTGGTGTGGTTATGGGTGTGTCGTATACGGATCCCACGCTTAAGTACTCGCTTAACGCAGAGTATTTACCTGCTGCGGCGGTTACAGCTGGGTATACGAACATCCTTGTTTTTGTTAACACCGATCCGAATCAAATGTATCAAATCCAAGCAGATGGGATTGTTTTACAGGCGGAAATTGGTCTGAACATGAACATGAACGTTCCAGCTGCCAACTCTGTCACCGGCACTAGTACGATTTCTGGTAGTGCTACTGGTGCGACGACTATCACT